GGACCGGTTGTCGCCTAGCGACGAGATGCAGCGTATCGTGTTCATGAAGGCGGCGCAGGTCGGGGCGACCGAGGCGGGCAACAACTGGATCGGCTTTGCCATCCACCAGGCACCGGGCCCGATGCTGGCGGTCCAGCCGACGGTGGAACTGGCCAAGCGCAACTCGCGCCAGCGGATCGACCCGCTGATCGACGAAAGCCCTGACCTGCGGGAACGGGTCAAACCGGCCCGGTCGCGCGACGCGGGCAACACCATGCTGTCGAAGGAATTCGCGGGCGGGATTCTTATCATGACCGGGGCGAACTCGGCGGTCGGGCTGCGCTCCACACCGGCGCGCTACATCTTTCTCGACGAGGTCGACGCCTATCCGGCCTCGGCCGACGAAGAAGGCGATCCGGTCACGCTGGCGGAAGCGCGGTCGCTGACCTTCGCCCACCGGCGCAAGGTCTTCCTGGTCTCGACGCCCACCATCCGGGGTCTGAGCCGGATCGAGCGGGAATATGAGGCCAGCGATCAGCGCAGGTATTTCGTGCCGTGCCCGCATTGCGACCACGCACAATGGCTGAAGTTCGACCGGCTTCGCTGGCAAAAGGGGCGGCCAGAGACGGCGGAATATCATTGCGAAGGGTGTGATGCGCCCATCGGTGAACACAATAAGACAGCGATGCTGGAGGCCGGGGAATGGCGGGCAACCGCGACCGCCGCCGATCCGACCACGGTCGGGTATCACCTGTCGGCGCTCTACTCGCCGATCGGTTGGCTGAGCTGGGAGCGGATCGTGCGGTCATGGGAAGCGGCCCAAGGGTCGGACGAGGCGATCAAGGCGTTTCGGAACACCATCCTTGGCGAAACCTGGGTCGAAACCGGGGAAGCTCCGGACTGGCAAAGGCTCTACGACCGGCGCGAGCGCTGGAAATCCGGCACGGTGCCTGCGGGCGGGTTGTTCCTGACCGCCGGAGCCGACGTGCAGAAAGACCGGATCGAGGTTGATGTTTGGGCTTGGGGTCGCGGACTGGAAAGCTGGCTTGTCGATCACGTCGTCATTGAGGGGGGGCCAGATCGGCACGACGCGTGGTCGGAGTTGACTGCCTTGCTGGATCGGTCCTGGCCGCATGAACGCGGCGCGTATCTGCGGATTGCGCGGCTGGCCATCGACACCGGTTACGAGGCCCCGGCAGTCTATTCCTGGTCGCGGGCGCAAGGCTTTGCGCAGGTTTCCCCAGTGAAAGGCGTCGAAGGGTTCAACCGTTCGAGCCCAGTGTCGGGGCCGACCTTCGTGGATGCAACCGAGGGCGGCAAGCGCTTGCGGCGGGGCGCACGGCTCTGGACCGTGGCGGTGTCGACCTTCAAGGCCGAAACCTATCGCTTCCTGCGGCTGGAACGTCCCACCGAGGAAGACACGGCCGAAGGGGCGGCGTTTCCGCCGGGATCGGTGCATCTGCCGCATTGGGTGGAAAACGAATGGCTGAAGCAGTTCGTGGCCGAGCAACTGGTGACGGTGCGCACCAAGCGTGGCTTCGCCCGACTGGAATGGCAGAAGCTGCGCGAGCGCAACGAGGCGCTGGATTGCCGGGTCTATGCCCGCGCCGCCGCCTGGATCGCGGGCGCCGATCGCTGGACCGACGAGAAATGGCGCGATCTCGAAGATCAACTCGGGGCTGCGCCGACGGAAATGGATGCGGCGGGGCGGGTCAACCGGCCGCAATCCGCACCCCAGGGAAAACGGCAGTCGGACTGGCTTGGCCGACGCGGAGGATGGTTCTGATATGGCAGACTGGACGGAAGCCGAACTCGCCGCGCTGCGCCGGGCCTATGCCAGCGGCACGACCCGCGTCAGCTATGATGGGAAATCCGTAGACTATGGTTCGGCCGAGGATCTCCTCGGCCGCATCCGGACCATCGAACGCGCCATCGCGGGAACAAGCCGGCCGCTGCCAGTGGCTGGTCTGGCGGGCTTCTCCCGCGGGGATCGCTGATGCCCGCGAACTGGATGGACCATGCCATCGCCTCGGTCGCCCCGCGCATGGCCGCCCGGCGCGTGCTGGCGCGACAGGCCTTCGAAACCCTGACGCGCGGCTATGACGGGGCGTCGAAGGGGCGGCGGACGGACGGTTGGCGTGCGCCGGGGTCCTCAGCCGACACCGAGATTGGTGTCGCCGGGGCGCTCTTGCGCGACCGGATGCGCGATCTGGTGCGCAACAATCCGCATGCGGCCAAGGCGGTGGCGGTGCTGGTGAACAACATCGTCGGTTCGGGCATCATGCCCCGTGCTGCCAGCGGCGATGACAAGCTGGACCGGAAGGTCGATGCCCTGTTCGAGCGCTGGACGGCAGATTGCGATGCCGATGGCCAGCTGGATTTCTACGGCCTGCAGACATTGATCTGCCGAGAGATGGTCGAGGCGGGCGAGGTGCTGGTGCGGCGCAGGTTGCGCCGGTCGTCGGACGGTTTGCCGGTGCCGTTGCAATTGCAGGTTCTGGAGGCCGACTTTCTGGATGCCACTAAGACCAACAACAGCGGCGCGGGCCGCATCGTGCAGGGCATCGAGTTCGACCCGGTCGGCAAGCGCCGCGCCTATTGGCTGCATCCGGAACACCCCGGCGATGCGCATGGGGCCTTGCGCGGCGGGCTCGACAGCCGCCCGGTTCCAGCGACTGAGATCGCTCATGTCTATGAAAAGCAGCGCACGCAGGCGCGCGGTGTTCCCTGGGGCGCACCGGTGATCCGGTCCCTACGCGACCTCGACGACTATGAAGTAGCCGAGCTGGTCCGCAAGAAGACCGAGGCCTGCGTCACCGCCATCGTCTTTGGCGACGACGAATCCCAGCAGGGCATCGCACCAACCGTGGTCGATGCCGACGGCAACCGGGTCGAGCAGTTCGAACCGGGGCTGATCGCCTATGCCCGTGGCGGCAAGGACATCCGCTTCAACCAGCCCTCCGCCACGGGCGGTTATGGCGAGTACAAACGGGCCAGCCTGCACACGATCTCGGCCGGGTTCCGGGTGCCTTACGAACTGCTGACTGGCGATCTCAGCCAGGTCAACTATTCCTCGATCCGGGCGGGGCTGGTCGAATTCCGCCGCCAGATCGACGCCGTGCAATGGCAGCTGTTCATCCCGATGTTCTGCGCGCCCGTCTGGCGCTGGTTCACAGAAGCCGCATGGGCGGCGGGGCAGATACCGACACCCGACGTGCCGGTCGAATGGTCGCCGCCGAAGTTCGAAGCGGTCGATCCGCAGAAGGACGCGATGGCGAACCTGTTGTCGATCCGGTCGGGCACCATGACGCTGGCCGAAGTCATCGCCCGTCAGGGTCGCAACCCCGACGCGGTGCTGGCAGAAATCGCCGCGACCAACGCCAAGCTCGATGCGTTGGGGCTGGTGCTCGACAGCGATCCGCGCCGCGTCACGAAAACCGGCAGCGCGCAAACCAGTGACCCCGCCAGCGATCCAGCCGCTGACCCAGAAGACGACCCAGCGCAACCCAACGCCGCCCAACAGGACTGACCCCATGGACACGATGATCGAACTGCCGGCCATGCGCCGGACGGAGGAGCTTGCGCCGAACACGGCCGATGCGCAGGCCCGTACCGTCGAGGTGGTCTGGTCGACTGGGGCCCGCGTCCGCCGCGCCAGCTTTTTTGGCGAGCCTTACGACGAGGAACTGAGCCTCGATCCTGCGCATGTGCGGCTGGAACGGCTGAACGCGGGCGCGCCGTTCCTGAAAGTGCATGAGTTGGGGGCGCTGGACGCCGTCATCGGCTCCGTCGTCCCCGGTTCTGCCCGCCTTGAAAACGGCCGGGGCATCGCGCTGGTCCGCATCTCGGAACGCGACGATGTCGAGCCGATCTGGCGCGACATTCAGGCCGGGCACATCCGGGCGGTGTCCATCGGCTACCAGGTCCACCGGTTCGAGGTCTCCAAGCCCGATGGCGGGCGCGAGCTTTGGCGCGCAGTCGACTGGACGCCGTTCGAGGTTTCCGCCGTGCCGGTCGGGGCCGACCCCGCCGCCGGTTTCCGCACCCAGCAATTCCTTCACGACTGCGTCCTTCATCGCCGGGACGCTTCCAACACCCGACAAGGAGCATCCCCGATGACCGACCCGACTCAGACCCCGGCCGCAGCGGCCGCCGAACTCCATGCGACCGAGGAAACCCAGATGACCGACCCCACCAATCCCGCTGCCGAACCGCAGGCCCGCGCTAGCGAGACGCGGGCGCTGCCGCAGGGCGCGCAAGTGACCCCGCCCGACACCGAAGCCATCGCCACCCGGGCCCGCGAGGGTGAACGCGACCGCGTCTCCACCATCTACGACTTGGCGGGCCGCCTGAACCTCGAGCGCGGTTTTGCCGAGGATCTGGTCAAGCGCGGTGTCACCGTCGATGAATCTCGCCGCCTGATCCTCGACCAGGTCGCCGCCAGATCGGACGAAACCCGCACCTTCCCGCATGTCTCGATCCCGCTCGGCGGCCGGGATGAACGCGTGACCCGCCGCGATGCCGTAGCCAATGCGCTGTTGCACCGCTACAGCCCGACGCTGTTTCAGCTCGACGACTCTGCCCGTCAGTACCGCGGCATGTCGCTGCTGGAACTGGCCCGTGAAAGCCTGACCAATGCCGGGGTCAACACGCGCGGCCTGTCGCGCGACGAAGTGGCGACGCGCTCGCTGCATTCCACCTCCGACTTCCCCGACATCCTGTCCGCCGTCACCAACAAGACCCTCCGCCAGGCCTATGAGACCTATCCGCGGACCTTCATGCTGTTCTGCCGCCAGGTGCTGGCGACCGACTTCAAGTCCATGCACCGTGTCCAGCTGGGCGAGGCACCCCAGCTTCTGGAGGTCGGCGAAGGCGGCGAGTTCAAGCGCGGCACGCTCGGCGAGAGCAAGGAAAGCTACAAGGTCAAGACCTATGGCCGCGTGGTCGCGATTACCCGCCAGACCCTGATCAACGACGATCTGGATGCCTTCACCCGGATCCCGGCGATGTATGGCAACTCCATCGCGCAGCTGGAAAGCGATGTCGTCTGGGGCATCATCACCGCCAACCCGGCGATGGCCGACGGCAACGCGCTGTTCCACCCCACTCACAGGAACCTGGCCGGGACAGGCACGGCACTGGCCGTCGATGCCGTGGGCGCGGCCCGGGCGGCGATGGCGCTGCAGACCGGGTTCGACAAGAAGACCGTGCTGAACATTCGCCCCGCCTTCCTGATCGTGCCCGCCGCACTGGAACTCAGGGCCGAGCAGCTCGTGGCCCAGAACCTTGTTCCCGCCACGCCCGCCACCGTGGTGCCGCAGTCGATCCGCACGCTCTCGCCCATCAGCGAGCCTCGCCTCGATGCCGCGAGCCCGACCGCCTGGTATCTGGCGGCCAGCCC